TAGTTAAAGAAACTGAAGATACTATTGTCTTCATTAATCCTATTGTTGCTGTTCCTACGGGTCAGGGTCAAATGGGATTTGTTCCTTGGTCTCCTCTTCTAAAAGAGAAAGGATCAGAAATTGAAATTCCTAGGAACTATGTTGTATACATGGCTGAAGCTCAGGATACTACAGTTGATGGATATAAAAATATGTTCTCAACTATTCAAACACCTAGTAAGAGTCTAATCCTGTGAAAATGACTGATGCTGAACGAAGGATTCTTACTGAGATGCAAATCGATGGAATTTGTAAATTATTAAAAGGGAAAGTTTCTTACTCTAGTACTTTGGATTACTTAGGTAATTCATCAAAAAAAATTACTATTATTTACGATGAAAAAAATGAAAAGTCATCAAATTAAGAGTCAGTGGTACTACTGGTTTTGGGGAGCAGCAACTGTTGCAGTAGTCTCTGGACAAGTTTACGTTGGATCAAGTTATAGTTCAATGTCTAGGAGTCTTGATAGCATCTTGGCGCACATGCTTGAAAAGGAACTTAATAGGGACAGTTTTAGATCTGCCATATAGTACGTGTGTGAATTAAATTTTTTGTTATGATGAGTGAGTACAAACCACATCCTATGACTACCTTTCCTTTCGACAACTCTAAAATTGACTGGGAACTGATTGCCAGTTCAGTCCACTGGTATAAAAACAATGGTGCTCAGATGGAGAGAGCATTTGCATCTCTCCTATTTGAACAAGGAATTTCTGCCGCATCAGGTGGACAGTTTCGTTATGTTGGTAATGAGGAAACAGGAGTTGACATTCGTGTCAATGGTACAAATGTAGGAATTGAAATTAAATCCCAGTTTAAATTATTTCCAAAAACTTCTAGGGGTAAATATACTTCACCTATGGGATATACTTCTTTTCAATCTAAGGAAAAAACTTGTGATGACTTTGATATCAATTGTGATTATTTAATCTTAATTGATAAAACACCAGAGAGGTTTCGTGTTTGTGGAATTACTGGAGAACTAATGAACAAACTACGACCCTTCATCTTTACTGAGAATAAATCTGGAATTTATGCTAAATTTCAAATGGATATGCTTACTGATATTTGTGGTCCATTTGAAAGTGAAGAGTTGGATAACTTTGTTCCTATTGAAGAACTAAAAGATCTAGTAGTTAATAAAATGACTTGTCTATATGAAGAACGCAATTTTAACAGAAAGTGATGCTGTATGGGCAGCAGATCAGTTTATAACTTACTATTCTAAGTTCAATCGAATCGATGACTATCTTCGGTTTGTTAAGAACAGTAGGTTGAATGATTCAAATGGAAAGTTATTTGGTCCCGAAGATCAAATGTTTTCCGATTTTTCTGTTCATCCGCAGGACATGGAGTTTGCTATTCATGTGGTTGATACTTCACCTAAACCAAAGTCTAAGTACAATCAAGATCTATATTCTGAGATCTTGAATGACACGGCTTCAAATGCAATTGAAGAAGCAATCCCAGGAAGAACACTTAAGTGGATTGTAACTGAGACAACAACAGATAAAGTAATTGGTGTTGTTAGGTTTGGGTCTCCAACAATTAACTCAAAACCTAGGAACGATTACTTCAAAGAAATCCTTCCTCTCTCTACTATCAATAGAGAGTTTGTTATGGGATTTAATATTGTCCCAGTTCAACCATTTGGTTACAACTACCTTGGTGGAAAACTTCTAGCACTATTAGCATCATCAAACGAACTTAAGCGTCAGTTTGATAAGAAGTATAATATAGATCTGAAGTATTTTGAAACGACTTCTCTGTATGGAACTACAAAGGGTGTTTCTATGTACGATGGGTTGAAACCATATGTCAGACATATTGGTGACACCGAAAGTAATTTCTTACCATTATTTCATGACGAATACTTTAGAGAAATGTTCTGGTGGTTTAACAACAATGCTAATGATGGTGAACGATTGATCTCAGCAGACAAGTCTTCTAAGAAACTGAAGATTCAAACAAAGATGATTTCAATTATTAAAAATTCATTGAGCGATAAAAATAAACTTGATGAGTTTAATAAGTGTATTGAACATGCTAAGAGTCTAACTGAGAAGAAACGTTATTACATCTCTAAGTTTGGATACGAACCAGAAGAAGTAATTTCTTGGTGGAAAAAGAAAGCAACTAAGAGATATGAGAAGTTAATTCAACAGGATAAACTTCGCACAAGTTTGGAACTATGGAAACCAGGAATTGATTTGGAGATTATTAGATGAAGTATGAACTAAAAGACTGGTTGAATTCTATCAACTTCACTAAAGAAGATCTTCTCAAAGAAGATCCAGATAACATCAAACAATATCCACCATTTATTATCAACCGATGTTTATCTGGTCATCTTGATTGTGTATTGCTAGCAAATGAAATGAATTTGCATCATGATCTTGACAAAGACATGCAATATTCTTTCTATATAAATATAATCAGGAAAAAGAAGAGATTTACTCCTTGGATCCGAAAGGATAAAATTGAAGATCTGGAATACATTAAAAATTACTATGGTTATAGTGATGAAAAAGCATACCAGGTACTGAAAATTTTATCAAAAGACCAAATAGAATTTATCAAAAAACGATTTGAAACTGGTGGATGAACATGAATAACATGAAAAACGAACCTCAAGTAAGTTGGAATTCCAACATGATGGTGGAAGTCACTCTGAATGAACCGGATGACTTTCTCAAAGTACGTGAAACTTTAACTCGTATTGGGGTCGCTTCTCGGAAAGAAAAGAAACTCTATCAAAGTGCTCATATCTTACATAAACAAGGTAGATACTACATCACTCATTTTAAAGAGTTATTTGCATTAGATGGCAAACATGCAAATTTAACTGTAAATGATATTCAGAGACGTAATAGAATTATTCGTTTGATTGTAGACTGGGGACTAGTTGGAATTATAAATGAAGATCAAATTATGGATATTGCCCCACTAAATCAAATCAAGGTTATTTCGTATAAAGAGAAGAACGATTGGGTATTAGAACAAAAATACAACATTGGTAAAAAGACCAAGACCCAAGAAACCGAATAAAAACATACGGGGTTCCACACCCCGTTTTTTTATGCTATAATATAAATATGTTTGAATGCCTTCGGGGTTCACACAATCAAATCTCGCTTATCAAGGAGAAGTAAAGATGAACAACAATGTTCTTGCGAAGTATAACGCAGCCAACATAAATCAATTGTTGGATCGTATAAATAGAAACAGTATAGGAATGGATGAGTACTTTGATCGTCTGTTTGCTCTGCATGAAACAACGTCAAACTATCCGCCATACAATCTAGTTACGGTCAGCAACGTAGAATCTAGACTGGAACTAGCACTAGCAGGTTTCAAAAAGAAAGAAGTTTATGTCTACACACAGGACGGTAAACTCTTTGTCGAAGGACAAAAAGAAGACAAAGAGACAGGAACGGATTATGTCCACAGAGGAGTGGCTCAGAGATCTTTCACCAGATCTTGGACCCTCACAGATGAAACGGAAGTTAGATCAGTTGTATTTGAGGATGGGTTACTGAGTATTACCCTCGGTAAAATCGTCCCAGAAGCACACAAGCGTAAAGATTATCTTTAAATCGAAACAATTGAGCATAGATCAGTAACGGTGGTTACAGACTTTTGTATCAACATGATACATAATGCCTATATACTATGTACTACGGAGGACGACTTATGAATCTCACTGCCGCCACTCTTACAATTGGAACTGCGATGACTCTTTTTATTAATGGGTTCTTTGGGAGCGCATTCACCTAATTCTCCACCCAGTATAAATACCTACTCGTTCACCACCCCATAATTATGGAAATTCTAGCAGTAGTAGCAATTTTATTTGGTTCCTTCATTGGAGCAGCAGCACTTACTCAATCTGGAGAAGAATAAATAAAACTGAATATCGTCGCCGCAATCGGAGGGGTAACTGGCACAATCCAGTTGACACCCCTCCTTTTTATTGGTAAGATAGATTGATGGAGGAATTAAAAAAATGATTAAAGTACTTGTATTACCAAACCAAATTCTAATTGGAACAATTGAAGAAGTCACTTCTGAGTTGGGAGAACCAGACTGTAAGATTACAAAACCTTACATTATCAAAGAATATTCTGATACTCGACATACTATGGAACCATGGTTGTCCGACTATACGAGACAAGATTCGATTATGATGCATTCAGATAAAATTCTGACCATCGTGGATCCAAAGCCAACTTTCATCGAACAGTACAACGACCTCATTAAGTAATGCGCTTTTATACCAATGTCCAGATGATCGGGAACAAGTTTCTTGTTCGTGGATATGAAAATGGGCAGCATGTGATGTTCAGGGAGGAGTATTCTCCAACCTTATTTGTAAAATCTAAAAAACCTACAGAGTATAAAACTCTTGAGGGTGAGTATGTTGAAAAAGTTTATCCTGGAACAGTACGAGACTGTAGGGAGTTTTATAAGAAGTATGATGATGTAGATGGATTTAAGATCTATGGTCATGATCGATATGTTTATCAATATATTTCGGATAAGTATTCCGAGGAAGAGATTAAGTTTGATATCTCAAAAATTAAACTAGTCACTCTTGATATTGAGACCACTTCAGAAAATGGTTTCCCAGATCCTAAAGAGTGTATTGAAGAGATTCTTCTAATTACAATTCAGGATTATGCTAC